TAGCAAAGAGCCAAGGGTTGAGATTGTCCAGAACTACAGCAAGTTTATATCTTACCAGTGGCACAACAATCTATTCGTGTTCCACCATGGCGACCGCATAAAGCATGAGCAGATTTTACAGACGGTGATTAAGAACCTTGACGACGAATGGGCAGAGTCTAAGAACCGATACTGCCATCTTGGGCATATTCACCACCACACCGCCAGAGAAGTTGGCTCTATGCATTTTGAGCACTGGGGCAGCCTAACAGCTACGGACCAATGGCACAGCGACTCAGGATACGGTGCAGAGCGTTCTATGACAGCAGTGGTATACCACAAAGACAACGGCGAAGATTCGCGAGTAAAAATAAAGGTGGAGGTTGAGAAATGAAATGCTGGAACTGCGGTACAGAGCTAATTTGGGGTGGCGACCATGACGTTGAAGACCATGAAGAGTTTTTTATGGTTTCCAATTTAAGCTGCCCTAAATGCAATTCATATGTTGAGTTTTACACAGCCAGGGATGTTGACGATAATCACTTGGATAGCTTCGAGATGCTAACCCAGCGCGAGGACGACAATGAGCGTGATTGATTTTCCAATGCCGACTGTTACGTTAAAAAGACTGTACTGTGAAGACTGTAGCCAGCCCTTGCAGTATTGGCTTGGTGACGACGATGCGGCATACGGTCTATGCGGTAAATGCGACCTGGCAGTGCCTGATGAGTGTGTAATTCCATTACCATCTAATGAGACTGCACACTAATGGCCAAGAGAAAAAAGCTAACAATTGCTGGTGAGATAGAAAAAGCTGCAGTCACAATGCAGAAATTAGTTCGGATGAAGGCAGCCGATGATAACGGATATGTTAGCTGTATCACTTGTGGTCGAGTGGCCCACTACAAAACCATGGACGGAGGTCATTACTTCTCTAGGCGACACACCAGGCTTAAGCTGTTTTCCGGCAACTGTCATCCACAATGCAAAAGATGCAATATGATGATGGGCGACCCAGTTATCAACGACGCCTACAGAATGTATATTATTGACACATACGGACAGCGCCGCCTGGACGCTATGAAAAAGCTTACACAACTGCCGCCTAAAAAATTCTACAGGCACGAAATCCAAGAGCACCATGAAGAGCTAAAGGCCCAGGTCAAAGAGCAGAAAAAAAGACTTGGAGAAAGTTGACAATGTATACAGTTTTGATACAATAGTAGCTCATTCAAAGAGACAGAGGTTTTTCAAGATGCCTAAGACAAGATCAACTACGCTTTGTAAGCGCCTAAACAAAGCATTCCCAGGATGCAACGCTGTAACCTACAACGAGTGGACTGGTGAGGAGAAGACCGACCAGGATGCTATCTGGTTTCGCATGGAAGGTGAGTGCGCCCCAGACGGTATGCGTTTGTATGACTACTGGTCTATGGATGGTGAAAAGTATCACCCCGACCTGGTTGCTATGTTGGATAAGCATGGCTTTCACTGCGAGCCACACGACGCTGGCACACTAATGGCATACAGGAGTTTCTAATGGAAGCGCACAAGCATTTAATTGATTGGGCCATTACTAATGGCTATGTTGTCCAGGTTGAAGTGGAAGATGAGCTGGAGTATGAGGGCCATGACTACAAGCTGGCTGTAGAAGCATCTGAAGCCGGTGATATCGGCTGTATAGTTTTAGGTAAGCGAGGGTATATACCTGGCAAGCAAGGTTACTCTGAATACAACTTTGAGTATGCTGCACACTTCGCTTTTGTTCATGAATATACGCAGGAGCCTGACGAGATTATTTACGACTACAGTGACAATAAAGTAGCTCGTGAGTGGTCAGAGGAATATGCAGAATTAATGGAGGGTGACGATGATTAGTGATTTGAGAAGGTTAAGTGCTGCTGGCCATAGACGCACCAAAGAGCTTTTGGCAGACGGTGAAACGTGGCCTGGCACACAGGGCAGTTACATTGGCATACTGGAATACTTTGTTGCTTATATGGCCCAGGACGACCAGGATACATTTGAAAGGCTTTTAGAGGAGTTAAAAAATGTTAAATCAGACACCGCCGATTGATCCGTTCAACGGTATAGCAGAGGTTTTAGGCCTGCTACTAGCTTGGGGGATAATACTGTTTGTTATGTTTATGTGTTGCCTGGCTTTAGCTGCCGTTAAAGAAGAGCAGAGATGCTGGAAGATTAGGACTCGCGCAAGACGCATTAATAAGATCCGGGAGAAAAGAAATGAAACCAGTGTATGAGTTCCATTATAACGGAGACGCTGAGTCGCTTGGATTTGCCGATGATGCTGGAACTACTCTAAGGATATGCATACTTAAGAAGCACCTGACCAGGTGTGAGCTTGTAGAGGAATTTGAGCACTTTATGAAGGGATGCGGTTATCACTTTACGGACGACGAGTGCATTGCAATAACTTCAAAGGAAAATGTATAATCATTTCCGACTAGGCCCCCTCTTGCCCTTGAAGCAGGCCTGCCGCACCTGTAGTCACAACGCGGCACTAATTCATAACTATGAGGATATCTAATGGCAGCACATCATGGCGGTAAGGGCGACTCGTCTAGACCTATGAGCGTAGACTCCCGCACATTTAGTAATAACTTTGACGCTATATTTCGCAAAGACAAACCAAAACCCAGCTCTGATCGCCGGGTAGACCAATCTAAAAAACAGGGTGAAAAGAAATGAGAAGATTATTAATTTTATTGCCGTTTATTGTAGCGGCTAACTATGCTGACGCAGCATGTAGCTATAAGACTGATTCCTGGGGTAACACTAACTACACCTGTGACGGTGCATCAGGAACCTTAAAAACTGATAGCTGGGGTAACACCAGAGACTCACGTACAGGAACAACGTACAAAACTGATTCCTGGGGTACTACACGAGGATCTGACGGATCTAGCTGGAAAACTGATAGTTGGGGTACAACCAGGTTCAATGACGGCACAACGTCCAAGACGGATGCCTGGGGCAATACACGATATAGCGATGGCACTGTATGCCGTACTAATTCCTGGGGAACAACCACCTGCGACTGATATACCATTACTGATATAGAATTTATAAATATGTATCATTATATATCATCAACGATAGCGAGTATTATCCGCCCCTCTACAAACTCCTGGGGTTCTATCGTGACAATCGCAATCATAGTTGTAGTAGTTGGCTTAGCCGCTATTGCATACCAAGACATGGCCTCCTAACGGGGGCTTTTTTGTTTCTATATGGTTACAAAGCGCCATAAAGTGTACATTTATATGCATAGAAGGTGCCATAAAGTGTACAGATTGGTTATATTTTGTACAAACTGTTATACAATTGTGTTGCACACTTAACCCAGGAGGTTACTATGAGCAAGCAATTATGTTTAATAGCGCGTATAGAAGAGTGTTTAGAGAATGGTTGGTTTGACCTGGCGGCTCAGGTTGATACATTAACGCAGACATTAATTGACTATCCACAAATAGGGGCGGAGACAAAGTCAGCACTGTTGCACTGGTGTAGTTTGGTAGACGAAAGATCTAGCAAGCTTCCTATGCCAGAAGAGCAGGTAGCGCTACTTAATCCCTCTATGCAGATATCTAACGAATTTGGCACAGAGATCTAATATGGCAAGACCAACAAATATGACTGACGAGGTCATAGAGAAGGCTAAGGATTACGTTGATAACTACCACAAGTACGGCCATGCAGTACCGTCGGTGGTTGGTTTATGTAAGGCGATAGGCAGAGCAAGATCTACTGTTTACGACTGGGCTACACAAGAAGACAATGAGTTTTCGGACATATTAGAGGCAATTAACGAAAATCAAGAGCTAGTGACCTTTAACCAGGCGCTACTGGGGGAATACAACGCATCAATCGCTAAGCTGCTATTAGGTAAGCATGGCTACACTGACAAGCAAGAAGTCGGCGGTATGGATGGTAAGGCTATAGAGCTTGTATCCAAGATTGAGCGCGTGATTATTGATGGCTAAGACGCTGCAGATTGATACTCCAAGGTGGGCGCTTCCTTTGTTGAAGCCTTCACGTTATAAGGGTGCTCACGGTGGTCGAGGTAGTGGCAAGTCACACCTGTTTGCTGAGCTGCTGATTGAAGAGCATGTAAGAGACCCAGAAAGAAACACAGTCTGTGTACGTGAGATACAGAAGTCCCTGGGCCAGTCTGTAAAGAAGCTGCTAGAGATCAAGATAGAATCTCTGGGGGTGCAAAAGTATTTTGACGTCCAAGATACTGTCATCAAGTCTAAGTTTGGCTCAGGCCGTATAATCTTCCAGGGTATGCAGAACCATACAGCAGACTCAATTAAGTCCCTGGAGGGCTACGACTGTGCCTGGTGCGAAGAAAGCCAGTCAATGAGTCAGCGCAGCCTAGATCTGTTAAGACCCACAATCCGAAAGCCTGGCAGCGAGCTTTGGTTTACGTGGAACCCTAGTAAAGAGACAGACCCAATTGACCTGCTGCTACGTGGTGATAATCCGCCAGATGATGGCGCTGTTGTCGAGGTTAACTACTGTGACAATCCCTGGTTTCCAGATGTGCTTAAGGCTGAGATGGAGTATGACCAGGGCAGAGATTACGATAAGTACCTGCATGTCTGGATGGGCCAGTACGTTAATAACAGCGATGCCAGGGTATTTAAAAACTGGCGTGTAGAGGACTTTGAGACACCTGGTGAAGCTGTGCCAAGGTTTGGTGCTGACTGGGGATTTAGTAATGACCCTACCGTATTGATACGCTGCTGGGTAGAAGGTCTAACTCTATACATTGACCATGAGGCTTATATGGTTGGCTGTGAGATAGTTAACACGCCATCTTTGTTTATGACAGTGCCTGACTCTGAGAGATTCCCTATTATTGCCGACTCTGCCAGGCCGGAAACAGTTAGCCACATGAGGCAGAACGGATTCCCAAAAATAATGTCTGCAGTTAAAGGACCGAAGAGCCTGGTCGAAGGAATTGAGTTCCTAAAAAATTACGATATTGTTGTTCATCCCAGGTGCAAACACACCGTTGATGAGCTGACTATGTACAGCTACAAGATAGACCCGCTAACAGATCAGGTGCTGCCAGTGCTAGAAGACAAGCACAACCACTTGATAGATGCATTGCGCTACGCATGTGAGGCTATTAGAAGGACAAAAAACAAAAAGCCTAAAGACGTAACGCCATTGCCAACATACAATAGATGGTAGACAATACCTGGAATATGAGGATCGAAAATGGCCATCAGTAAAGAACAACGATTAGCGAACATACATTCAGAGTGTATGCGTGAATTTGACAACATCCAAACAGCGCTACGAGAAGAGCGCCTGCAGTGCGTTCAAGACCGTAGATTTTATTCTATAGCTGGCGCGCAGTGGGAAGGTCCACTTGGTGAGCAGTTTGAGAATAAGCCTAAATTTGAAGTCAACAAAATCCACCTGTCTGTAATTCGTATTATTAACGAGTACAGAAACAATCGAGTTACTGTTGACTACCAGGCAAAGGATGGCGGAGAAGACAAATTAGCTGACGTTTGCGATGGCCTGTACAGAGCCGATGAGATGGACTCGGTTGCTAACGAAGCCTATGACAACGCTTTTGAGGAGGCTGTTGGCGGTGGTTTTGGTGCATGGCGACTGACTGCACAGTATGAGGATGAAGAGGATGACGAGAACGAGAAGCAGCGCATACGTATCGAGCCGATCTATGACGCTGACACCAGCGTATTCTTTGACCTAAATGCAAAGCGCCAGGATAAGTCTGACGCTAAGAGCTGCTACGTTTTATATGCTATGACGCCAGAGCAGTACATGGACGAGTACGACGAAGATCCAGCATCCTGGCCCAAAGATGTGCAGGAGTATGAGTTTGACTGGAACACGCCTGACGTCGTTTATGTTGCTGAGGTTTACCGGGTAGAAGAGTACAGAGAAACTGTACGTATTTATGAGCACCTGGATGGCACTGAAGAAAGGTTTACTAAGGCTGACTTTGCAGAGCAAGAAGATCTAGAGCTGGAGCTACAGGCAGTTGGTGCAGAAGAAGTGCGCACTAAGCGAGTTAAGAAAAAGCGCGTACACAAGTACACTATGTCTGGCAAAGGTATCCTGGAAGATATGGGATATGTTGCTGGTAAGCACATACCTATTGTTCCTATCTATGGCAAGCGCTGGTTTGTAGATAACATTGAGCGATGTATGGGCCATGTACGCCTGGTTAAAGATGCGCAGAGACTTAAGAACATGCAGCTATCTAAGCTGGGTGAGATATCTGCCTTAAGCAGCGTAGAGAAGCCTATCTTGACGCCTGAGCAGGTTGCAGGACATCAGGTAATGTGGTCTGAAGATAATCTAAAAGATTACCCATACCTATTGCTAAACCCTATTACAGATCAGAACGGCAATGAGCTGGCACAAGGCCCAATTGGTTACACTAAACCGCCAGCTGTACCGCCAGCTATGGCAGCATTACTGCAAGTAACTGAGCAGGATATGTCTGACATAATGGGCAACCAGCAGGCCGGTGATGAAATGTCATCTAACATATCAGGCAAAGCCGTAGAGCTAATTCAGCAGCGCCTGGATATGCAGACCTTTATCTATATGAGCAACTTTAGCAAGGGCATGAAGCGCGCAGGTGAGATCTGGTTGAGCATGGCAAGAGACCTGTATGTAGAGCCAGGCCGCAACATGAAGATCATTGGTGATGACGATGCACCTGATACTGTG